AACATTCAGATGTGCTACGAATCACTTTTAGGTCTTAAAGATTGCACAACAGAGCCAATCACAGGGCTTTATATTGACACGCTCGGTATCACATCACCTTTATTAGATCAGTTCATTACAAGCCAGTATCAGACAGGCATTGAACTATTCGAAGATAAGCGTTCATTCGCATGGCGCAAGGTTTCATCTGACTTTATTTCTCGACTTTCTTCAATGATGAAAGCTGATACTATAATTGATTCACAGAGAATCGGTCAGGTATTAACCAACTCATCAAATACAGACTTGGCTTTAGGTGCTGGCAATTATGCAGGAATAAGAATTAAGATCGATCCAAATTCAAGTTCATTCCTAACTTTTAATTTAACTGATTTCAGCATTGCAATTCCTGCGACTTCAATAGATACTCCTGTGCTTGTATTCGATATGACAACGGGCTTAGTCATTGATTCATTCATCTACTCAACAGGATCGGTTGATCAATATATTAATAAAAATTTCAAGGCTAAAAGGCGCAAGGCAGACATCGCAATTGTTTATGAATCATTGGATGACACTTATCGGTTCACAGTAAAGAAAGGATCTTGTACTGATTGTGGAGGTAACATTAAGGATGCTCACATTTGCCCGTTTGTCGATGCTAGTGGCATTCAATTAACAACAGATGGCACTAGTATATTATCTTCGAATGTAGCAAAGTACACTCAAGGGATGAGCCTTATTTATAACGTGAATTGCGATCGTGATTCATGGCTATGTTCAATAGGTTCACTTTTATCGGTCGCATTAGCTTACGGAACTGCGGTCGAAATCTATGATTATGCACTCACAATTTCACCAACTAAGCGAGTTAATACGGCTGTATCAGTTACGATTGATCAATTAACTCAGGCTCGTTCAATTGCAGCCGATAAATATAACATTGAACTTCAAACAGTCTTGCAAAACATGAGATTGCCGAACGATGTTCATTGCTTTGATTGTCAAAAGAACATTAAATACGTAACTGCTCTGCCATGATTACGATCGATCAGTTGGATAAGAATCTTAATGACATGCTTGAGGGTTGGTTGACCAAGTTTGAACCTTTGTACATCTCTGTTTATCAGGAACGAGTTGATATGCAGGAGCGAATCTTTGGCAAAGGGAACAAAGGTGGTGCAAATAGAAATGGTGATAAACTTCCCACAACAGCTTATTCAACCAAACCGATTTATGTTTCACCAAAGGATTTAAGAAACGCTCCAAGTCAATTCAAAAAAGGCAAGCGAGGTACACCAATTAATTCGCTTTACTTTCCCGGTGGTTATGCTCAAATAAAAACTCAGACAAGCGCAACAATACCATTACAGCTAACAGGTAATTTATTAGGCTCTTTTTTATCAACTCCAACGGGTGAAGACGGATTGAATTGTTCTATCGAAATTGGATCAGAACAAAAAAATAAAATTAAAGGATTGGAATTTGGCAACGGAGATAAATTCAAAGGATACGGAGTAATATTCCAACCATCAAAAGAAGAAGAGCAGGACATGCTTGATTATCAAGGAGAATTAATAGTAGCACAAATAAACAAACAATTCAATGGCTGAAAAACTAACCGACCGAACGGCAAAGACTAGTTCATTTGCAAATGATGATGTTATACATGTAGTTGATGTATCTGATACCTCGCAAGATCCAGCAGGAAGTTCATTTAAATCGGCTTTGGGTGATATTTACGGATCTTATTTAGCTCCAAAAATTACTTCATCTCAGATCGTTACAGATGCTCCTGATACTTATTCGGTAACACTAGCAGACACAACAAGCTCGAACCATTTTCTTTTTATTAATACCGATTCTGGTGATCCATTTGTTGATGTTATAATTACGAGTTATGCAAGTCCTAAAGATGGGGCTATTGTTGTTGTTAGGCTCAACAAAGCAGGAACGGATGACTTAAATATATTAGGTTGTATTTTTTCAGCAGCAGGATTTGAGTCAGGTATTCATACTTGCCGATATTCATCTTCATCGGCTTCTTGGATTAGTGTTGGATTTCAGGCGATTGATGGAACGCTGAATCTTCAAGAGGTTACTGATTACGGAAACACAACTACCAACGACATTGAATTTGGAACGGGTAAGGGTATTTTATTAAATAACGGCTCAATACTTCGTGAAGGCACAACAGATGCAGGAACAGGAGGAAATAATGGAATCGCTCAAATTTGCGCTGTTGGGTATGAACTTAAATGGGAGGCAGGCAGTCAATATGTGATGGATGGCAATGGATTACTTGTTCGCGAGGTAAATCATAAATTTAATACTGCTCCCGGTGTTGGTAATGATGACTCTGAGGGCTTCTATGTTGGCTCTCGTTGGATATTGGATGATGGAACAATTTACACTTGTACTGATGACAGTACTGGGGCTGCGGTTTGGAAGGTTTATCCTTATGCGGTTTATACAGCACTATTATCTGCTACCGCAGGAGTTACTTCTGTAATTGTTTTAGAGAACACAATTGGTAATATTGTATGGGTTCAGGACCCGATATTTGGTTCTGGAAAATATAGGGGAACTTTAGCAGGTGCTTTTTCTACTAGCAGTAAATTTTTTGCTTTAACGGGTTTTAAATCTCAAACGTCAGAGTATTCTTCAATTCAACACATGGATGTTGATTCATGTTTATTTGAAATTAACGTAATTGCAACGGGTATAAATGTTGACACTTTTACTAATTACATTGAACTTAGGATTTACCCATAACAAATGAACCTACTATCCCTCATAATTGACAGACTTAATCAACGGGTCGCAACACATAACCTGTTCGATCAGATTTACGGCTTATCAGAACTGAATCAAAATGGTAATGAAAAGGCTTGGATAAATTATATCGGTGATGGTCAGGCTCAGGTCGTAAGCGATTATGATGGGGCAAATGGAACAATATTCTGGGCGAAACGAGGTCGGGTTTCATTGTCAAAAAATGAGCAGTATAATGCCGTAAGCTGCAAGCAATTATACTTGACTTCAATTCCTTTAACTGCTTATGCAATCGTTCGTAAATCTTCGTTGCCTTGCGATCTTGCTGATTCGGTTGATTTCGTAGCTAATCAAATCTTCAAGTATGTATCAGGCAAGGATGTTGATTTCAAACTTGCAACAGGATTAATTCAATACGATGTTGTTCCTGCTAGTTATGGCGAAGAAAGCAAAACACTATCTAAGAACTATGAATGGGCTTGTGTTACGGTTGACTTTAATATCGAAATAACCTCTGATTCAAACGATGGATGCTACGCTCCCTGTGATAATGTTCCGCTTCCTCCTTATAATCCTCCTGTTGGCTCTTGCTGTAATATTGCAATTTACGACGAGGGACAAATAATTACAGAATTAGTAACTCAAATTGATTTTGTTGGCGTTGGTGTTTCTGCTACTTCGGTCGGTGGTGCTGTTACGGTTACGATTATCGGTGAACCTTCCGAATGGGGGTCAATTGGAACAGGAACAGGCGTTAGTTCTCAAACTGATTTGGTTAATTATCTAACGGCTAATTTTTATCCTTTACTTTCAAATCCATCTTCCTTCTTAGTTCCTGCCGATTTAATTCCTTACTTAACTTCTGTCAATGCTGCATTAACCTACTATCCTATTCCAACAGGTACGACAGTTGAATACATCAGAGGCGATGGATCAATAGCTACTTTTCCAAGCTTACCATCAGGAACAGTTACCTCAGTTGATTTAACGATGCCTGTTGCATTTACTGTAACAGGAAATCCAATTACAACATCAGGAACATTAGCCGTTGCAGCGGCAGGACTTTCATCTCAATATATCAGAGGCGATGGTCAGTTAGCAAACTTCCCAACATCAACAGGAGGTGGTTCAAGTGTTAGTTACTACTTAAATGGTTCAGTTAATCAAGGTACTTTTGGAGGTTCTACTTATTACGAGATGAGTAAAACTCCAGTCTTGGCAGGAGGTACTACTTTTACAAGAACTAACGCTCAAGGTGATGGATTGATTGCTCAATTTATTACTGATGCTGGTGATCCAAATTCGCTATCTATACCAGCAGGAAATTGGAATTTAGAACTATTTTTCAAAGCATCTTCAAGTGGTGGCAGTCCATCATATTATGTTGAGTTATACAAGTATGATACAATAGGACTTACATTCACTTTAATTGCAACGGATGCTTTAACACCTGAAGGGATTACCAATGGCACTACATTAGATGCTTATTTTACAGCATTGGCAGTTCCTGCTACAACACTTGCACTTACTGATAGGTTAGCACTCAGAGTCTTTGTAAATACATCGGGAAAAACGATTGAACTACACACAGAAAATGGTCATTTATGCCAAGTAATAACTACATTCTCAACAGGGTTAACTGCATTAAATGGACTTACATCACAGGTTCAATTACTAGCAGTTGGAACTAGCGGTACTGACTTTGCAATTAGTTCGGTAACAGACACTCATACGTTCAATCTACCAACTGCATCAGCAATTAACAGAGGTGCATTAAGTAGTGCTGATTGGTCAACTTTTGACAGCAAACTTTCATCGATATCAGGAATTGCAGCAGGCGGTGATTTAACGGGAACATATCCCAATCCAACTCTTAATAGTTCAGTATCTTCATCCGATCAATTCATTTTAGCAACTCAAATATTCAGTTAATATGCCTACATATTCAAAAGTAAAATTCTCAGGCTCAACAAGTGGCAGACCTATTAAGGTTGCAGCAACTACTTCGCCGGGTACAACAATTCACTCAACACTTGGAACTGCATCAACTGATGAGGTTTATCTGTATGCAAATAATACCGATACCGTTACAAGAAATCTCACAATTGAATGGGGCGGCACAACTTCACCAGATGACACGATAGTAGTAGGAATTGCAGCTCAGTCAGGAATATTCTTAGTTATACCGGGATTAATTTTAGTTGATACCGGTTCATCTTTAACTGTCAGAGCATTTGCAAGTACGGCAAATGTTATCAATGTTTCAGGGTATGTTAATCGGATAGTATGAGGATAATTACTAGACGTGATACGGGGCTTTTAACGCAATGGACGTTTGGATCTCGTGCAATAGATTCAAACGTATTATCTTTTATTGCTGAGGCAGGAATAACAGACCAAACGACAGTATTAGCACTAAACAATTTAGTTATTGGGTTGAAATCAAATAGTATTTATACGAAGATGAAAGCAGTTTACCCATTTGTGGGAGGAACAGCAACAACGCATAAATTTAACTTAGTAAACCCTTTGAATACGGATGCGGCTTACCGGTTAGTTTTTACAGGCGGCTGGACTCATTCATCAACAGGTGCATTACCAAACGGTACGAATGGATATGCCGATACCTTTTTAAATACATCAACGGCTCTTACATTAAATTCTCACAGTTTCGGTATTTATTCAAGAACGAGTAGCATTGCAGCAACAAGGTGTTACGGTAATTATAACGGGGCTGTGTTTCTGCAACATAACATTCAAGCCGCAAATATGTTTTCTGGGGCAGCTGGAGTTACATTTACAGCCAATCCTAGCTTAGTATTAATGATGGGTAGTAGAACAGCTAGTAACTTATTCACAGCTTATAGAGCAGGGGTTTCGTTAGGCACAAACGCAGCAGTAATAGCATCGTTGCCAAATTTAAAGTTTTATCTCGGGGCTAGAAATGACTCAGGAGTTGCTTCTTTTTTTTCAAATCACGAACTTGCATTTGCATTTTTAGGTGATGGATTAAGTGGTTCTGAATCGGCAACATTATTTTCTTTAGTTCAAGCGTTCCAAACGAGCTTGGGAAGGCAAATATTTTAATTTATGACAGTATACCTACTAACACCAGAGCAAGCAGATTCACTCAAAGGAGTTGAGGTTATGCCAGATAATTTATTCAATCCTATTCAAGATGCAAACGGTAATTGGATAATTACTGATGAAGAAGTTAGCCAAACGTCAATCGAATGGGTTAAAGACTTGCCGCAGATTGAATACGAGCCGATTATTCACCAACTCGAATAACTACCTTTGCGAGCATGTTAGACCGATTGGCGCTATTATCAGATAATTTATTGTATTTCGTTTGCGATCCTACTTACAGAGTAATTTATTCAAACAATTTCTTCCAGAACACGATTGATATAACCATCGGAAGCAACATATTTGATTTCATAGATTCGGAGGATATTGATAAGTTTAACAAGGCAATAAATAGCAAGAGCAAGAATTTCTCAATCAAGATAAAAGTTAAAGGTCATAAGTTCGAATTATGCAGATTTACTTTTGACACTTTTTTGTTTAATCACTTTCACTTTCTAGGTGTAATCATTTCAGATACTCCGCACGAAACAAGGGAAGCGAATAAGAGGATGAAGAACATTATTAAGAGTTTCAAGCATCACATGAATCATGAACTCTTATCACATCAAACAAAGGTAGAAGGTGGTTTGAAATTGCTTGGGATGGCAGAGAGCGAACTCGAAAGAAAGGAGGCTGTATTGATAATTGAAAACGCATCGGCAGCGTTAAGGCTTGCAATTGTTACGGCAAATACGAAAATATGAAAACATTGCTTTTTATTTTGCTTTCGGTTTCCTTTTTTTTAAACGGACAAAAATACCGAGTTCGAGCAGTTAAGGATTCAGTATTTATAGTTGATACTTTGCCAATCGGTCATTCGCTTAAAGTCTGGAGTCCGTATGTTAAGGATTTCATGCTGACATTAACAAATCCTGAAGGTTACATTGTCGATGTTATGCAGCCTCACACAAATGGATGGAAGCGAAAGGAAGACGTTAAAGGTTGGTATTCTTACGAATTAATTTGGTTTGATTTCAGAGGGAAGCGATCCACTAAATCAGGAAAGGTTTTTGTGTTATGAATAGGTCATTAGTTGGTGCGCTCGTAGTTTGTTTTATCGTGATGTTTATGCTGCTAAGAAAGGCATTAGATTACCGAAAGGAAGCAATGAGGCATGAATCAAATGAATATGCACTTTTAAATCCATCACAGGGCAGAGTTGTTAACCTAACCAAAGATCAATTCGAAGATCGGTTAGGTTTTAAGATTGATTCTCTGAATAAGCTACATAAAGAGCGCATTAAACACATTATAGGACTTACCACTATAAAGACAAAGATAGTTCGGGAGAATGTCCCAATGGAGGTAATATGCTATGATACGATCACACGCATAAGGGAGTTGGCTTATTTGGATTCGTGTTTTTCAGTTTCAATAATAGATACCACACTCAGCATCCAATTTAACGACACTATTCAAATCGTGAACTACATGGGAAAACGATCTAAGAAGTTTCTGTTTATTCGCTACGGAAAACGACACGAACACGTTAAAGCGTTTAGCAAATGCGGACAGATTGAAATCGGTAGTGTTAAGGTTGTAAAGGAGTAACAAATCAAATTCAGATTCGTAAAATAATGCATGAAAATAGCAATTGACATAATCAAGAAATTCGAAGGATGTAAATTAACAAGTTACAAATGCCAAGCAGGGATCTGGACAATTGGTTACGGAAGCACTTACTACGAGAATGGCAACAAGGTTAATTCGGGGGATTCAATTAGTCAGCAGCGAGCAGAATCACTTTTATTGACCACAGTAACCAAGTTTGCATCGGAGGTAAATAAGGTCGTTAAATCTAATGTAAACGATAATCAACGATCCGCATTAATATCATTTGCCTTTAATCTTGGAATCGGTGCATTGAAAAAATCAACTCTATTGAAATTAGTGAACGCAAATCCGAATGACAAGCAAATTGCACATGAGTTTATGAAGTGGGTGAATGCAGGAGGCAAGCCATCGAATGGATTAATTAATCGCAGACGATCAGAATTGCATCTATACTTTAGCTGAAATGCCGGTACGAAAAAAATGGTTTGAGAAGTATCTTACTTGGTCAAATGCCGGGCTATTTATTATCATGCCTATTCTTTTTTATTTTGGGTTCGGATTGTTAACGGGCAGAATGAAATCTGAAACAGCAGCCGCAGGAATGATTACATGGTCAGGAGTTGGAACTGGTCTTGCTCTTATGATTCAACAATTTAAAAAGAAACCTGATGGGGAGTGATACTGTAATATATTACGGTTGGTCGGAGAATCCTCGCCAATTTCCTGATACGATGCCTGATGGTCGGGTGTTTATTTCTCAGGACATTATCGGAGTTGACACGTTCAACTATTACACGTGGCTTCCGATTCCGAAATCGACTATCTTTCAAGCTATGGAAATAACAACTACTCAGACTCCCGTAACTGCTCCGAAACATCACATTGAAATTTATCAGCATCCTGCTATTCCAAAGCCTTTAGAATGGGAGCAGTCAGGGGAATTGGTATCTTATTGCGGTCTTTCGTTAGGAATTGCGATTTGGTTGGGGTGCATATCGGTTAAGATATTTCGGATATAAATAGTTATGTGCCATAATTAACCCACAGCTTATTTTCAACTGGAGAGTAATATTTTGTTATTTGCTTTTCGGCTTGACAACATTCAGCGTATGTTTCATATTCAGCTAAATAAACATCTTTAAAATCCTTTCTATATTTATGCCAACTTAATCTACAAGACAGATTAAAAGATCTACCTACATAAATAACTTCATCATCCTTTAAAAGCAAATAAACAAAATATCTACCCTTTACTTTATTTAGCTTTTGAGTTATTTCAGACCGACATATTACGGCACATAACATCGGTTTTGCAAAAGCAAGGGCTTCATCGGTAATTTGAACTAATCGGAAATTCCGAACGGTTCGTTTATCATCCTTCATAGAAAGTATCATCTTCGTTATTCTCACTCCTTTTTCGTGATCTCTTTGAGGTTAGAATCGAAATCATTGCAGCCCAAAAGATAAGGATGCCAATTACTATGAGGTCTTTCATCGTGCTTTAATTTTAAGTTGGTTCGCCTTGTAGCAGTCCTTTATTGCCTGCAAAAGTTCAAATGCTAATTTAGGAGTTATATTCTCTCTGCCTGTTTCTATTTGCGATATAAACGAGGCATTGGCATATCCCATCGCATCGGCAATCTGTTGCTGTGTTACTCCTTTAAGTTTTCGCAGCTTCCAAATTTGGAGGGAAAATGGTTCTTTTGATTTCATGCCGACAAAGATAAACATATTTTCCTAATAAAAAAATTAGGTTTATTGAATATGTTTGCTTTATCTTTGCCGAAACAAAAAAACTAAACCATGAAACAAATTCAACCAACCAATCTACAAGTATTCGCAATGGGCTTATCAGCTATCATTGCAGGATCGTTCTTATGCTCCTTTATGTGGGCTATTATTGATTTACTAATTAAATAACAACTAACATGGGACTACCAAAAGGAAGGTCTAACAATTTAAACGGGAGACCTATTGGATCAGTAAATAAAGACAAGGCTTTGGTCACATCTTTTTTAGACTATTTAGTAGATAGCGGTTTTGAAAAATTCGAGATTGAGATGAACAAACTAAAAGGAAAGGACTACATAAAAATATTTTTATCTATCGCAAAAATAATGTCTCACGATAGAAGCCACGTACAAGCAAATGAAAAGTTAATTCAATTTTTTAACCAAAAAATAAAACAAGATGGGACTAATTAGCAAAGAAAAGGCAAGTAGTAAAGCAATATTTGATCATTTGTGTGATCAGATGCACAAGTTAAGCGCAAAGTTAATCAGCGTTGAAGATGCAAAGGCACAAGCAAACCTCGCAAAACAAGCAAATAATGTTATGAAGTATGAACTTGACAGGGGAATTGCTTATGCAAAGTTTGGAGATAAGATGCATATTTTTGAACTGGACCGTTAAAATTTAATTTTACTAATTAACAACTAAACAATCATGGAAACTACACCCGTAAAACAAACCAATTCAATCAAGTCATTCTTTGAGCAAGACTCGGTAAAGAATAGATTTCAAGAGATGCTTGGAAAGAAAGCAACTCCATTCCTAGCTTCGATCGTTCAGATTACAGCTAACAATTCAATGTTAAAGAATGCCGATCCGATCAGTATTTACAATTCAGCATTGATGGCTGCAACTTTAGATTTGCCGATCAATCAGAACTTAGGATTTGCGTACATTGTACCTTATGGCAAGGCAGCTCAGTTTCAAATTGGATGGAAAGGAATGGTTCAACTTGCTCAAAGATCAGGTCAGTACACAGCTATTAACGTGATCGAAGTTTACGAGAATCAATTTGAATCCTTTAATACGCTAACCGAAGAAATGAAAGCGGATTTCTCAATACCGGGAGATGGAAAGGTAGTTGGATATGTAGCTTATTTTAGATTGATCAACGGCTTTGAAAAGACTTCATTCTGGACGATTGACAAAGTAACCAAACATGGCAAGAAATATTCCAAGTCATTCAATGGTAGTTCATCCCCATGGCAATCTTCATTTGATGAAATGGCAAAGAAGACCGTTCTAAAGTCTACCTTATCAAAGTGGGGTATATTATCAATTGAGATGCAAACTGCTGTGAGAGTTGATCAGGCAGTTATTAAGGATGATCTAGGAAACGAGGTTGAGTATATTGATCACGAGGAAATGAAACCCGATCCAAAGATTGAACGCATGAAAGCCTTAATCGAATCAGCAACTTCAACTATTGAACTTGATGGGTATTCTGCGGATGTTCCTGCTGAATTGCAAGAGGAATTTCAAGATAAGTACATGAGTTTACTTGATGCGAAATGATGGACTTTAGCAAAGTATTATTCAGGTGTAGTTCACTAGGCAAAATTATGACAGACCCTCGGAGTAAATCCGAGGTTCTTTCCTCAACCTGCATAGATGAACTTATAAAGGTGTACGCAAAGGTGAAATATGGTCGCAGTCGAGATATTACTTCTAAGTACTTGGAAAAAGGAATTGCGATGGAAGAAGAAGCTATTACGCTATATTCTAAATTTAAACGTGATTATTTCGTAAATAACAAAGCGAGGATGAGCAATGATTTCATCACAGGTGAATGGGACATCTTAAAGAGCGAGGTTGTAACCGATACAAAATGCAGTTGGGATCTGATTACATTCTTAAAGGCTTCCAAAGGTGAAATCAACAAAGACTACTTCTATCAATTGCATGGCTACATGGCATTGACTGGAGCAAAGTCTGCTGTTGTTGCCTATTGTTTGGTGAACACTCCTGAGAATCTCGTTCAATCTGAGATCAAATCGACTTGGTATAAGATGGGATGTCCTGATGAATCGTCTGATGAATGGCAAAATGTTGTTCAAGAAATTCAAATGTTGGGAAAATACGACGATATCCCGGTATCAGAACGTGTATTTGAGTTCAATATTGAGCGAGATGAGGCAATAATTGAGAAAATAAACAGTCGTGTAACTCAATGTAGGCAATGGATGCAAGATAATTTTAAATAATTCTTTGAAATAGTTTGCAGAATAGAAATAAAAGAGTTTACTTTGACAAATCAAACAGCAACTAAAAACAGAAAACATGACAACAGCAACTTTAAATATCTCGCAAGTTTTAACAGTAATAACTTCAAATTGTGTGTACACTACTAAGCTATCTAATTTAGTAAGTGAAGCAAATAAGTTTAATCAAGTTAATATTAACGGTCTTGCTAAAGTTGAAAAGCTTAATAAATATCTAGGTGTATTAAATGCTAATGGTTATTCTGTTATCTGCGAAAATTGGAATCAGCCTAGCGAAATACTTGAGGGAATAAATAATTTTTCAATCGAACTATGCAAAAACAAATAAAACCAACCAGAGGCGGCACTCGCAAAGGAGCAGGAGCAAAGCCTAAATACAACGAACCGACTACAACTATTGCATTCAGAGTACCGATAAGCAAAGTTGAAGAAATCAAATCACTTGTAAAATCCAAACTAATTAAATACTTGAAATCATGACAATCGAAGAATTTGAAAAACTGACCATTGAGCAGTTAGAACTTGAAGAATTTGAATGCAAATCATTCATAGTAGGAATTGAAAAGACAAAAGGCAAAAGCCCTGAGTATAACGTCTATCTGATCACAGATGAAAAGAACCTTGTCGGATCACATTCAGATCCATTAAAAGCAATTCTAAGGGCAATATTTAAGGGATGAGCGCACAATCAGAACGAGCGCATGAACAGGCTAGGAAGTTTGTCCATCAGCATCACTACATGTACGCAACCGACATCGACTATTGGGTGCAGATTATCGCAATTCAATTACTGAACTTCTATCAAGAAGAAACAAGAGAACAAACTGAAACAATTGAACGAGAAATAAGCAAGTACTTATGACACCGAAAGAGAAAGCAGAACAGTTGGCAGATTCATTTTTAACGGCATCATTTGGAAAAATGCAAGAATATGTGCCCGTTCCTTATGAATTTGCAAAACAATGCGCTCTAATCGCAGTTAATCAAATAATTTTAGCCAATCCACATTCTAATCCATTAAATACATTTGATACTTTTTCAACTATGCATTATTGGAAAAAAGTAAAACAAGAAATAGAGAAGTTATGAAAAATCAAACAGCAATTGAGTATTTAATTGATGCCTTATCACCCGTAATTGCTATAAGGTTAAGTGAAATCTATATTAAAGAACTAACCGAACAAGCCCTCGCAATGGAAAAGCAGCAGATCATTGAGGCTTATTCAAATAACGGATGGAATGATAACGACCAAAAAGCAGATGCAGAACTATACTACAAACAAACCTACAAACTATGAAAGCAACACCGAAAAGATACAGAGATACAAGAGTGGTTCAATTACAAGGCAACGTCTATGAAGTTGAATGCGATGTTTATCCGGGCGAACCTGAGACGAGAGATTATCCCGGCAGCGGTGATGAGATCGTAATCCTTTCAATCACTTTAGACGATGAGGAAGTAATGGATTCACTCACAATTAGCGAAATAGTACAAATCGAAGAACTAGCTTTGGGATTATGACAAACCTAACTATTTATAAAAGGGCGCATGAATTGACCTTTGTTCAGTTCTGTCGGTGGATGAACTCACGTAGAATCCGTAATTCCAATAACGCAAGAACTTTGCCTTCCTCCGTTGTCGAATGTAATGAGGTTGGCAGCTCGATAACAATAGTAACAAAATTAAAAGGCGCATTGCCTATTTACGAAGATGTGGATTAAATAGTTATATTTGCAAAGTCCAAACGGACAATCAAGCAGGCTGGAATCTGATTGATAGAGAAACTTAAACATCCCTGTCAGGGAGCAGAGCCAACAGAAATGTTGATTCCAACTGCAAACTGACAGGGATTTTTTTATTATGGAATTACGAGAATACCAAGAGCGATTTGTTGAGAACATTGCTAGATCGCTAAAGGACAACAGGCGAATCATTGCCCAACTTGCTACGGGTGGAGGCAAGACAGTTACATTCAGCGCAATTGCTAAACGATTCAATGAGAAATCAAAGCAAAGGGTTCTGATCCTTGTCCATCGGATGGAGTTGCTTAATCAGGCTGTTAAGACTATTGAACGCAACACAGGATTGAAAGCTGTTGGAATCGTTGCAGGGATGAAATCAATTCCGGATGCACAGGTTTACGTGGCAATGGTTGAAACAACGCACAGGCGATTGGACAAATTGCCTGACTTTGGATTGATTATAATTGATGAGGCGCACATCGGGAACTTTACAAAACTTATTGAACATTTTAACGATAAGTTCATTATCGGGTTTACAGCTACTCCGATCGCATCGAAAAAGGATAAGCCTTTGAAGAATTATTTTAAAGACATCGTTTGTGGGGTTTCGATTGGTGAACTTATTAATGATGGACATCTTTGCAAGGCTTATACTTTTGGAGTTGAACAGGAGATTGATCGCGCGAAATTAAAAATGGTTAAGGGCGATTTCGATATTCAGCAAATGGCTATGATGATGTCAGCTAACAAGTACATCGAATCGGTCGTTAATAATTACGCGAAACTTGCAATCAATCAAAAAACATTAATCTTCAATTGCAACGTAGAACATTCGAAAATAGTAACTAAGGCATTTACAGATCGGAATTACAATGCGCGACATCTTGATGGGGAAATGACAGTTCAGCAGCGCGAGGAGATTATGAAATGGTTTAACGATACACCAGACGCAATACTCTGCAATATCGGAATCGCAACAACCGGGTTTGATCAACCTGACATTAAATGTATAATCGTTAATCGCGCGACAGCTTCAATGCCTCTATGGTTACAGATGTGCGGACGTGGATCTCGTCCTTCTAATGGCAAACATTTTTTTACAATCATTGATTTTGGAGGCAACACGACAACTCATGGAGATTGGCAAGACGATCGGGATTGGAACTACTTATTTCACAATCCTGCTAAAAAAGGAAACGGGGTTGCTCCAATGAAGAAATGTCCGAAATGTAGTGGATATGTTCACACACGCATTATGGTTTGCCCGATGCCATCACCAGTTCAAACGATTGACTTGTTCTCTGATTCTTATTCCGATTTAACTTGCGGTTATAAATGGGAGGTAAAAGAAATTACCGAACTTGAACCTGCTGAAATTGTTTCATTAACTAAGGGTGTTGATGTTCAGCATTTTATTGACTTTGTTCAGAACGAAGGGAGCAAAGAATATAGAGGTTTGTTCATGTCATTAGATAAATATATTTACATTGCAGCTTCCAAAAGCATTCCTTTAAATACTGCAAAACGTGAAGTTATTATCTCAGGTTGCGAGAAATTAGCACGTGAATGGTCGCAAAAGGTAGGTCATAAAACTGCTAGGGCTGCTTTATTTGTCGCAAGAAAACACACCGAAAAAGAACTAATTAAACTTTTATAATCATGGAAAAAATATACATCAGCAGCTACACTAGCGTAACCGACAAGCAAGATAAAGACATTGAAATTCACGATTTCCTGCGAGGAATAAAGAACGGCACATGGCAGGATCAGGTTCTTTATGTTCGAACTATTAAAGATAAGAAAGCAAGATCCGCTGAGAAACAGAAATGTCCTTTGGTTACTGTTTCAGGATCATTCACCGAGCGAAAAGATGCAGCCATTAGGAAACATTCTGGATTCATTGCCATTGATATTGACAACATTGAAAACTCTGAAACTGTAAAGGACTTGGTTAAGTCAGATCCTTACGTTTATTCGATCTTTGTTTCCATATCAGGAAACGGGCTTTGCCTACTAATCCGAATTGATGGAACGCGACATGCGGATGCTTTCGAAGGGTTGGCATCATACCTTTATGAGAATTATCAGTTAATCGTTGATCAGTCAGGAAAGAACATAAGCCGGGCAAGATTCATAAGTTATGATCCTGATCTTTACTTAAACGAAAAAGCACAGGTATTTAAAAAATATCCAAAGAAAGAAAAACAGCAGAAAGTTAATCGCGTGGTATTTGTGAAGTCTGACTTTGATTCAATGATTAAGCAGATGTATGATAGAGGTGTGAACATTTGCGAGGATTACTCTGAATGGGTTAGTGCTGCTTATTCGATTATTTCAGAGTTTGGAGATGGTGGTCGGGATTACTTTCACACGCTAAGTTCGGTCAGTTCTAAATATAATTCAGCAGATACAGATCGCCAGTTCGATGCTTGTTTGCGAAATGGAGGTAGTGAACGAGGAAAGAAAGCTACTATTGCATCTATTTACTTTCACGCTAAACAGGCAGGAATTGAAATATATTCAGACAGAACGAAAGAAGTAGTCAGGTCGGCAGCATCGCAAAAACGGGCAGGAGTTAAAGCAGAAGGAGTTGAAAAGACATTGCATGAATTTGCAGGGATAAGTCCAGAAGAGAGTAGAGAAATAATTAACCAGGTATTCGGAAAGGATATTAAGCATAAATCAGATAATCTAGTTGATGATGTGATTTCATTTCTAAAGCCTTACAAACTAAAAAAGAACTTAATCTCTAGGGCAGTTGAACTTAAAGGCAAACCTATTGACGATAGCGATATCAATTCACTTTATCTTGACTCTAAGATTGCATTCGAACCAGTTACTAAGGATCTTATTTGCTCAATACTTTTTAGTAACCGAATCGATCAATATAATCCGATTCATACATTCTTTGCAGGTCGGCAAATAGTTCAAGATCAATGCCCAAATTTATCGCTGCTTATTTCATCCATCGTAACTGATACTCCAAACGCTGATAAATGGATTATCAAATGGCTCGTTTCTGCGGTTGCTTCTGCTTATGGGAAACACAGTCCACTTGTGTTGGTTCTTTCAGGCGAGGTGCAAGGAACAGGTAAAACGCATTGGTTTCGTTACTTGTTACCTCAACAGCTTCAAAGTCTTTTCGCTGAATCAAAGATGGATGCAGGGAAGGATGATGAAATTCTGATGACAAAGAAGTGGATTATTTTAGATGATGAGTATGGAGGTAAATCCAAACGTGAAGAAAAACGATTGAAAGAAATAACATCGAAGCAATGGATTAACGTAAGAGAGCCATACGGACGTGTTTCAGTTGATTTAAAGCGTTTATCTGTGTTCTGTGGAACATCCAATGAAACGCAGATATTAAACGATCCTACGGGGAACAGGCGAATAATTCCCATACATGTAATCGGGATTGATCAGACGCATTATAACAACTGCGATAAAGAACAGTTATGGGTTGAGATTTATTCGATGTATAAAGCAGGATTTGATTATACAGTACTTGCAGAGGAAATAAAACAACTAAATGCAAATACTGAGGATTTCAAACAGTCATCACCAGAGGAAGAACTGATTGCGGTTAAACTTTGTACAGATGGATTTGCTCCCGAATGGATGAACATCACTCAAATCATTCAATACCTAATCTCAGACACCAAGTACAACAACTTAGCGAATAATCGTGTAGGAACAATACTGTCTAATCTTGGTTTTGAAAAGAAACGAATGAAAATGGGAGGATCAACAGTTACTGCATACAAGGTAAACAAGCTAAGCAATGGGCAGCCTAACCCATTCGCATAGCGGTTGCAGGTTGCAGGTCGGTTGCAGGTTTAAAAATACAAGGGTGCAACCTCTCAAACCCTACTCTATCAACACATAGATGATATAGTTGCAACCACAAAAAAAAATATGGTAATAAAGTATAGATAACATGCACACACACACACATACACACATACACGCACACATTATGATATATTTATATTTGTTCTGGGTACTATCGAAAATGTGTGATTTAACCTGCAACCCTGCAACCGAACCGCTGAATACCTACATAGACGTGGTTATAAGCGGTTGCATACTTATTCATCAACCTGCAACCTTTTCGAGATTATGACCGAAACGCCAATTTGTAGATTCGTTGGTTGTGATAATAAGCAGCCATTGATAAACATAAGACAAAACCCGAACTTATCAACTCAATTCGGAGGTAATTGCCCAAGTTGCGGTAAGTTTAGTTGGATACCTTTGGAAAAAAATGAGAATAAAAGACCGGCATCACAAAAGAACAATAAATCATTTATTGAAAAACATAATCATACTAGGTGTGTTTTTTGCGGAATTGAAAAACATAAACTTCCTGATGGTAACGCTTTAGAGTGCGCTCACATTATTGATTATGCTGAGGGTGGAGAGTTTGACGAAAAGAATATAATTGTACTTTGCACTAGATGCCATAAGTTACAGCATCATTTAAGACATTGGTGGCTATGACCGAAATACAACTACAATCGCGTGCATTCATTAATTTGTGGAATAATAGACCTGATTTGCGAGGTCGGGTATTTGCCATCAACAATAATTCACAAAACGCAATCAAGGGAGCAATGAACAGGGCAATGGGAGTTATTGCCGGTGTTGCTGATATGTGCTATTTGGTTCAAGGTGGTGTAATTTGGATCGAATGGAAAACAGAAACGGGCAAACAATCACCAGATCAAAAGAAGTTTGAGGCATTGGTTAAATCACTAGGGCATCAATACTTCATCGTAAGAAATGAAATCGAATTTTTAACAACACTAAATAACTCATAAACACATGGCACAAACACTCACAGTTGAACATTTTAGAAATAGATTTCCTGATCGTTATCAGCGAGTAGGAGCAATGATAGAAGATTACGTATGCTATCAATTATCGGATCAAGCATTGTCAAACAAACATAATCTGTCATTGTACACGATTAACTTTTTTGTTAAACAATACTTTGGAAAGCCTCGTGAACCATTCATCGTTGATATAAAGGTTGACGTTCCGAAACAAAAGCCGATTCCGATTAAACTAACTAAGCTATATCGCGAATATCTTGACACTTGCGAAAAGGTTGATCAGCTTAGGCAGGCAATCGAAAAATTCGAAAAGAAACTTTAATTGTAATTTTGCGTACTTTTGTTAACTCCTGCGATTTACTGCGATGGCAAACAAAGCAAGTTTAGTTAATTTTAAAAAAGGTCATGATCCTAGAAGGAACATTGACGGAAGACCTAGAGCATTACCAAACTTAACAGAGAAACTTGTTGAGCATCTTGGGGCTACCGGCATTGATGACCTAATACAAAAGCTGCATGAATTGGCTATGAGTGGAAATGTAAAGGCAATTGAAATGCTATTGGATCGAGGTTATGGAAAAGCAAAAGAAACTATTGATCTTAGCACGTCTATTGCAATGCCCGACTATCACGAGTTTTTAAAACACCTCAAAGATCCGAATGTTTAGCCCTCGTCAATGGGAAGCGATTGAACTACTTGAATACGATCCGAATGTAACCGATGTACTTTACGGCGGCGGTGCTGGCGGGGGCAAAACTTTCTTGGGTTGTGGTTGGCAAATTATGCGGAGGCTATTCTATCCCGGCACTCGTGGATTGATCGGGCGCGATACTTTGACGAACTTAAAGACCTCAACACTTGAAACATTCAACATCGTTTGGCAAAAATACTTTTCATCCAATCCGCAAGGGATAACAGTAAAGATAAACGGGCAAACGAATGTGATTCACTTTAGCAATGGCAGTCAGATCTATTTGAAACCATTGGAACATAACTCAAGTGATCCTGATGGTTATCAGTTCGGGTCATTGGAGATTACTGATGCATTCTTTGACGAGGTAAATGGTTGCTCGAAGAAGTATGTTGAGATCGTTACGAGCCGTATAAGGTACAATCTAATCAATAATAAGCAGCCTGTACTAATGGCAGCCAATCCGGGTTATGATTGGGTAAGGACTCGATTCGTTAAAGACAAAGCAAACAATGATATAATATTGAAACCACATGAGGCGGTTGTTCGTGCATTGCTTACCGATAATCCTGATCCAGTCTTTCAAGAAAATTACAAAAGACAGTTAGAGAAGCTATCACCATACGATCGAGATAGATTACTGTTTGGAGATTGGAACGCTGTTAAATCCGCTGACAATCCGTTTCTGCATTCATTTGACGAAAGTAGGCATGTCGCTTTGATTGATTATAATCCTAATTTACCGATCATTGTCAGTATTGACTTTAATATAAATCCTTTCTGTGCTATATTCGGTCAGGTCTCTGGTCGTTCATCTTGGATTTATGACGAGGTATCGATTCAGAAAGGCGATCTGTTTAAAATGTCTGATGCTATCAAGGCAAGAATACCTGAGGGCAAAAAAGGATTGATTAAGATTACAGGTGATAAGTTGGGAGGCAATGGGCAGATATCGTTACGAGATCACTATTCGAACTACAAACAGCTTCAATCACTCTTAGGATTGAACGAGGCTCAGTTCTTACTTCCTGCCAATCCAACACATGAATCAAGCCGAACCGATTGTAACATGGCATTGATTCAGAAAGATGTTAAGATATCGCATAGGTGTATTAACTTAATTGCGGATTGTAAACTCGTTGAGGTAAACAATGAAGGTCAGATCGTTAAAAAGAATCGTGATAAGATGGAGCAACGATCTGACTTCTTGGATTGTTTCCGATATTTTATTAATACATTCGTGAAATGAAAAAGAAAATCAACCTATCACAGCAAGACTTAAACGATCTTCAAAAGGAATACAATCTTATCAGCGAAAAAAAATCTAACCTATCTGCAAAGAATCGGCAGAAAGTAATACATTTGGTTAATCATTTATTCAAAACCAATCAAATACACGTTGAGCAATGAAGATCGATTCGATCGCAGATATAGTTGAGATGTACATTGCTAACCAGCCGTTGACTATTTACAGCGAAAAATACGGGATGCACGTCAATAATCTAACCAATACCTTCATAACCGATGAGCAGACCGATATTGAATTGATGAAGTTGGGATTCACGATTGATAGAATAAACATTGAAAGAAGCGAAACAAATAGTCAGGTATATCTTTACACACAAATTAATAAGCAATGAGCATCTGCACAGCCTGTTTTGATGGCGAAACTATCCCGAAATGTGCCGAACAGTTAATTGTCGGTGATACTTTATTACCTGAGGGAACTGAGCTTAGGTTATACTTCAAGATACTTTCGACCGGGTTCATCGGTTATGTAAATGCTGAGGTTAACGATGTCGGGCAGATCGTAACTGGTCGAACTGTTGATGGCGATTTCGTATTCGATCCGCTTGAATTACCATCGGGAACATACGTTGAACTTTGGGTAGTTGAGGAATCAAATCAAGTGAACATAACTGATCGGGTAATATTTCAAATCAACTTAGTGAATCAGACTTGCATCGAGGTTAAAGTACAAGCCATCGGAGGCGAATACGTTACTTATGATCTAACAGCGACCGAATGACCTTAGCTGAGAAAGTAATCAAAGGCGCATGGTATTGGATCACCGATAATAAACCTACGAAAGAGATGGCAGCTAATCGGCAAGCTATCTGCAAACATTGTTCACATCGTGAAGGATTGAGTTGTGGTTTATGCGGCTGCTTTATTAAATTAAAAACAAGGCTAACTGAGGAGGAATGTCCTGATCAAAAATGGTAAACATAAAAAACTTATTTAAGCGCAAAAGTAAGTTCGATAATCTTGTAAAAGTATTCTCGAAATCAGGTCGAACTTATTATAAATTCCCGAAAGAGGTTAACTTACCGATTGAAAGGTTCTCAATGGTAATGGCTCTGATGGAAAGGTTGAGTAGTGGTTTATCGGGTAATGAGTTGAATTTGATCTTAGAAAAAATGGATCTCGCATTGTCTGCCGGGTTGTCCAATCCAAAGAATGCAGCACTTATAGCTACTTACATTCACATTATACGTGAGCGAAATGATACTGTAATCCATCGGGATATCTTGATCAATCTTGCTGCAACTTGGTTGGTTCGTGATGACGAGAATCCGAGTGTGATTAATGTTGACATTCACAAAGAAAAGGTTAATCAATTCGATGCGATGTGCAAGGAGGGGTCGCACGATTTTTTTA